TGGGGAGCGAGCGCGCTCGTTTTTCGTGTTTCTAGGATCGTAAAGGTTAGGGTATCAGTCCATCGGGAGGCGAGATGACAAACGATCAAGATTTCGGGCAGTTTGCATACGGATTGATGTATCACGGTGGCCGTATCGACATTGACGACGAGGATTCGACGGCGCTCCGCACAACACTGGTGCGGATCGAAGCTCGTGTGCCTGATTCCGATCATTTAATTGTGCGCCGCGTGTTGCCTGATGGACGGCCGCGCGTGAAGCGCGCACACACGATTGGGCGTGTTGATTTAATTTGGTCTTGGCCGTGGTTGCCACGCGCGTGCGCGTGAACGCGGATGATCTCGTGACCGATCGCGCTGGGATCTCGCGGGTGTTCGCGTGCACGCTCAATCATGTGAACAAGCTGCGCGCAAAAGGTATGCCGCGCTTGGCGCATGGGCGCTACTCGATTCCGGCGTGCGTGCAATGGCGGCTCGAGCAGATCACAAATCGCGAGGCGCTTGACGTTGACGAGATGCCGGCCGCGGTCGAGGCGCGCACGTCACTGGTGCGCGCGCAGGAGCGCCATAAAACGATCGAGATCCAGCGACTGGAGCGCGAGCTTATCCCGAGCGAGGAAGTGCGCGAGAACCTGCTCGCGCTGGCGCAGGTGCTGGTCACTACGCTTGAAGGTTTGCCGACACGTGCTGCGCAGGAGCTGGCTGCGGCGGCCACCACCGCCGAGGCTGTCGGCGCACTGAGGGAGCATTGTCACGATGCACGAATCGAGCTTGAGCGCCAGATCCTTACAATGGCCGGCGATGTTCCGGCTGACGGCGCGCCTGGTGCGACCGCCACCGATACGCTCGGCGGCGGCGTGGGCGGACGCTGAGCGCGTCGAGCCGCCTGAGAGCCCGCGCCCTGGCCGTTGGCACACAGGCTATACGCCGTATTTCGTGCCGATCCTTGAGGCTGCAGGCGATCCGCGGACCCGCCAGATCACGGCGGTAACGGCCTCGCAGCTCGGCAAAACTGCGTCGCTGATGAGTTTATTAGGGCATCGGTTCGGCGACGGGCCGCGCGTGCCGTCGTTGTTTGTGCTGCCGACCCAACAAATGGCCGGGTCGATGAGCGCCGAGCGCGTGGCGCGCTTGCTGCGCGATTGCCCGGCGCTCGATGAGATCCACGCCAAGGGCAAAAGCAATTCAAAATTTGAAAAGTGGATCGGCGGCGTGCCGTTGCGCTTTGCCTGGGCGGGCAGTGCGGCGACGCTGGCGGCGCACCCGTGCGGCTTGGTGCTCATTGATGAGTTAGATCGCATGAGCCGCGACGTCGACGGCGAAGGCGATCCGGTCACGCTGGCGAAGGCGCGCACGAAAAACTATCCGCAACCGTTGGTCGTGGTCACGTCCTCGCCAACGATCGAGGACGCAAGCCCGATACAGGCGCTGTTCGATCAAGGTAGCGGTGAAATGTTTGAGTGGGCGTGTCCGGATTGCACCGAGTATCACCGGCCGCTCACTAAACACCTGCGCTGGCCGGCTGATGCGACCGCCGATCAGGCTGAGGCTGAGGCGCTTTACGGCTGCCCGCACTGCGGCGCATTGATCTCTGAGGCGGCACGTTTGGAGATGATCGCGGCGGGGCGCTTCGCGCCGTACCGGCGCACTGCGGACGGTGATTATGAGCCGAGCGGTGCGCCGATCGCGGATTATCGACACCGATCTTTTTGGATCTCGGGGTTTGCGTCGCCATGGGTTTCGTTTGCGACCATGGCGCGCGAGCTGTGCGAAGGCTACCGCACGCGCGAGCCCGAAACGGTGCAAGCTAAACTGAACACCTACGCCGGCGAGCTGTGGAAAGTGCGCGGCGATGCGCCCGATTGGCACGAGGTGACGACGCACCAGGGCGCGTATGCGCGCGGCACTCGGCCGCACGGCGTGCAGCTGGTGACGTTGGGCGCCGACGTGCAGCACGATCGGATCTATTGGGTGGTGCGCGGTTGGGGCGCGCAGGAGGGCCCGCTCGAGTCGTGGCTGATCGACTACGGCGAGCTGCTGGGGCGCACCGATATGGACGAGGTGTACATCGGGCTGACGGCGATCTTGCGCCGGCACGAGTACCAGATCCGGCGCGGGTTCATTGACAGCGGGTACAAGCCGCAGATTGATTATTTCAAGCGCCCGGATCATCAAATTTACATTTACTGCCGACAGCACCTGCCCATGGTGTTTCCGACAAAAGGCTACGACGGCCGCAACAAGCCGGTCGAGCCGAATCCGATCGACGTGAGCCTCGGCGGCGTGACCGTGAAAAACGGCGTCACGCTGTATCGCGTTGATGTGTCGTATTTCAAGACGTGGCTGTATTCACGGATCCGCCCGGCCGGCGAGGGCGCGCCGGATCTGTGGCACTTGCCGCGTGAGGTGGATGAGGATTACATGCGCCAGGTGGTGGCCGAGGAGTTGATCACCAAGGCCAGCGGGCACCTGGTGTGGCGGTGCGCGCCCACACGTCCGAATCATTATCTGGATTGTGAGGTGCTCGCCACCGCCGCGGCATACTCATTGAACGCGTATTCATTGAACCCTTTACCGCCTGAGGCAACGCCGCGCGTGGATGCACCACCACGCCGGCGCACGGCTGGGCGCTTTGAACGGGGCCCGCTATGACAATCGCACGGATTAAGACTCGGATCGACAATCGCAACGACGAGATGCGCGCCGCCTGGTGGGAATTTCATTGCGAGCATCCCGAGGTCGGCGCAATGGTGATCGAGCGTGCGAACAAATGGCGATCTGAAGGGCGCGATCACGGCGCGATCGTCGAGGTGATCGAGTACATTCGACTGTGTACACCGTTTGGCGATGATCAGGTAGACGCGTTCAAACTCAATAACAATCATCATGCCTTCTATGCGCGCTGGTACAACCGATTGCACCCGGACAATGACGGGTTTTTCAAGGTGCGCCGGCAAACGAGCAAAGACGATGCGCCGCATGGCGTCGCGCCGTTGACGCCGGCCGATTTCCCGCCGGATCCGCACGCGGTGCACGCGGCACGCGATCGGCGCTATGGGCCAGGCAATCGGCCGGGCGGGCCGGAGCAGGGATCGCTTTTTTAAGATCCACGCGCGACGATCGTCGCGGCTCCAATTGTGAGCGCCCATAGCCGCCGGGGTTAATTGGCACCAAACAATCCGTCAGCGGATTGCGCCGCCAAGCGCGCCACGCGATTAGCCTTGACGTGGGGACGCGCCAGGCGCTCAGTGCGCGCCATGGCAGCAACGACCGGCATCGGCACGCAGGCAGACGCGCAAACGCGGCTGCAGCTGTGGCTCGATGCCGAGGAAGCGATCAGCAAGGGGCAAAGCTACGCCATCGGCGATCGTTCGCTGACACGTGCCAATCTGCCCGACGTTATTGAGCGGATCGGGTATTACCAGCGCCTGGTAGAGGGGTTTCGCGCCGCGGCACTGGGCGCCGCCGTGCCGGGCTTGCGGGTGGCAAAATGGGTGGGTTGATCCAGCGATTCGCACCGCGCTATGCGCTAAAGCGCGAGCTGGCGCGCGTGGCGCTCGAGCGATTGTACAAAGCCGCCAGTCCATCGAACGCACGGCAATCACCGACCGATTGGCGATCCGGCGATGCGGTCATGGATCAAGCGCGCGCCAAGCTGCGCCAATGGGGCCGGCACCTTGATGAAAACCACGATCTAACGCATTCAATTCTCAATCAACTCAGTTACCAGGCCAGCCAGCTCGAGATCGAGCCGCGGGCGCTCAATCGCGCCGGCGCGCCCGCGGTGGCGGTCAATGATGCGCTGAAAAAAGCATGGTTGGCGCATCGCGATCAGCTCGACGCCAGCGCCGCGATGCCGTGGTGCGTGTTGGCCGCGATCAGCGCGCGTACCTGGCTGCGCGATGGCGAGATATTTGCCCAACACCTGCTCGGGACGGGCGTTCGATATCCCAGCGCGTTGCCGTACCTGCTCGAAGTGCACGAGCCCGATCTCGTGCCGTTTGACAAGATCGAGGACAACCCGCGGATCGTGCACGGGATCGAAGTGGACGGTCTCGGGCGCCCGACGGCGTATCACCTGTACCGCACGCATCCTGGCGATAACCTTCGCAGCGCGTCGACCACCGACACGTTACGGATCCCGGCGGCGCAGATCACGCACCTGAAAATGTCTAAGCGCCTGGGGCAAAAACGCGGTGCCAGCGTGCTCGCGCCGGCGATCACACGATTAAGCGATATCGCCGATTACGAGGAATCCGAGCGCCTGGCCGCGAAGGTCGCAAGCTCGCTGTGTGCGGCGATCACGCGCGGCGCGGATTTCGTGACCACCACCACGGCACTTGATGCGGCCTCGGGTGAACGTCCAATGGAGCTGCAGCCGGGCATGATTTTTGATTCGCTCGCGCCGGGTGAACGCGTCGAGGTGATTGACACGCAACGGCCGAATCAGGCGCTGGGTGACTTTCGCAAAGCGATGTTGCGCGCCGCCACCGCCGGGATCGGCGTGAGTTATTCCACCGCTACGCACGACTACGACGGCACGTACTCCTCCCAACGTCAAGAACTCGTAGAGTCGCGGCTCGCGTATGATTTCATGCGCGCACATTTTGTGAGCGGTTTTTTACAACCTGTTTGGCGGCGCTTTGTGCAGGCGGTGCAGCTGGGCGATCTGGTGAGCGTGCGCGGTGCGGATCCTGCAACGCTGTTTGATTTTGAGGCAATCGCACCGCCCAGCCCGTGGATCGATCCGGCCAAGGAAGCCAGCGCCGACGAGACCGCGATCCGCGCCGGTATCGAGTCGCGGCACGGGATCATCCGCCGGCGCGGCGGCACGCCGGCGCGCGTGGATGATGAGCGCGCCGCTGACACCAGCGCGCCGGCCACGGTGCCGGAGCCGCGGCCTAATTTGGAGATCGTACCCGATGAAGACGAAGATGAATCAGCGACAGCGTGAGCTTTTCACCGGCGATCGCCGGCACCTGGCGGCACACCTTGAGCGCGCCGATATCGACGAGCAGCGCCGGACCGTGCCGATCACGATCGCATCGGAAACCGCGGTATCCATGGCGGACGGCCTGTCTGAGATTTTGCGCCATACGCCGGACAGTATCGATCTATCGCGTGCCGAAAACGGATTACCCCTGCAAGTCGCGCACCACGCCGGCGAGCTGCCCGTCGGGCGTGTGGAATCGATCCACCTGGACGGCGCGCGCTTGCGCGGCCTGGCGCGCTTTAGTAAATCTGCACGCGCGTCAGAAGCCTGGCAGGACGTGCTTGACGGCATTTTGCGTGACGTGAGCGTGGGCGCGCACGTTGAACACTGGGAGCCCGGCGAAGGTGGCACGATGATCGCCACACGCTGGGCGCCCATGGAAGTTTCACTGGTTGCGATGGGCGCCGATCCGGCGGCCGGCATCAACCGTACGACGACGACAAATGAGGGTCACGTTATGGACAGTCCAACTATCGCGCCGACAGTGCGCACAGAGCCTGACACGCGCGAGCGCGCCGAGGCGGTGGCCGCGTTGTTTAGCGGCCTTGACGGCGAAGCCTGGTTAACGATGGAGCGCGACGCGCTTCGCGCGGGCACCGATGTTGAGATCGTTCGCGGTCAGGTGCTCGAGGCGCTCAAATCGGGTGCCGCGCCGACCGTGGCGCGCGATGCGCCCGACACCGTGATCCGCGCCGGCGAGGACGGCGTGTCAAAGTGGGCGGAGGCTGCGGAAAAGGCGCTCGAGTTTAAGATCGGTCTGGTGGCGCCGGAGCATCGGCGCGAGGCTGAGCGCGAGCTTGCGTCAAACGAGCTCGGCGGGATGACGCTGCGTGAAATGGCGCGCGATTATTTGCGCGTGCGCGGTGTGCGCACTGCGGGGCTGACACCGGATCGACTCGTGTCGCAGGCGCTGACCATGCCGGCGCTGGTGCGCGCGAATTTTTCACACTCGACTAGCGATTTTGCCAACCTGCTTGGCTCGAGCGCCGAAAAGATGCTGAGTACCGGGTACGAGGAAGCGCCGGAAACCTACGCAGCGTGGACGAGCAACGTCACGATGAA